CGCAGGCGGTCTTTGAGTTTGACTTATATGAGCTTGGCATTATTCCGGCAACTGCACCCATCCCTGTCGTGTAAGGACATAAACAGAATGAGCCTCAAAGAAGAACGAATCTGGGCAGGGTCAGAAGCCAACCTGCAAACGGCACTGGATGCCGAAGTGCGCCTGATGGCAGGTCAAGGCGACATGAAGGACGACGAGGACGAAGACTGTCCGCGCCTCCTGTCGGTTGCTGATGGCTTGGCCACGATCACGATCAAGGGTCCGCTGGTCAACAGCGACAGCCCCTTCCTCAAGTACTACGGAGTCACCGGCTATCCCGAAATCCGGGAAGCCCTGCTCTGCGCAGTCAATGACCCTGCCGTGCAACAAATCCTCCTCGATGTGGACTCGGGCGGCGGCTCTGTCTCCGGCTGTGACGACACCGGAAACCTGATCAGATCGGTGCACAAGATCAAGCCGGTGACGGCCTACGGGGACTGCATGGCGAGCGCAGCCTACTGGCTGGCCTGTTCTGCGGGCCGGGTGTATTCGAGCAAGGCCGCACTGGTGGGGTCCATCGGTGTCAAGGCCACGTTCAAGGAGTACTCGGAAGCCAACAAGATGGAAGGCGTTGCCGTCACCGTGATTCGGGCCGGCAAGTACAAGGCGCTGGCTGACCCGAATGAGCCGTTGAGCAAGGCTGCCGAAGCCCAAATCCAGGCCATGGTCGATGCGGCCTATGGTGTCTTCGTTGACCATGTGGTGGCAATGCGCGGGCGCAGTTACGAGTACACCGACAAAACGATGGCGGACGGGCAGGAGTTCATCGGTCAGGCGGCGGTCGATGTAGGCCTCACCGATGGGATTACCACATACGACGCAGTTGTGGGCGGATTGAAGAAAAAAATTGTTGCGTCATTGTCAAAAGCTAAGGATAATGGCGTCATCAATAGGTTCACGCTATCGGGCAGTTTGCCCACATTGACTGGAGAAGCACCCATGGCCAAAAAAGCCCTGACGGAAGCTGACATCGCGGCCCTGGCCAGCGGCGCAGCCCTGGACGTCACCACTACTCTCGAAGGAGCCACTCATGGCCTGCAAGAAGAAGCCGCCGCGCCGGTAGCGCCCGAAGTGCAGGCTGAAGCCGCACCTGTCAAGGCCCCGGAAGCCGCCCCGCAAGTTGCCACTTCCGACACCACTGTGCAGTTCCTGCAAAGCCAGATCATTGCCAAGGACGAAGCCCTGCTCGCCTCCGGCATCAAACTGGCCAAGCTGGAAGCGCAACTGGAAGACGTGAAGGCTTCGCACGAACCGCTGCTGGCCATTGCCGTGAAATCGGTCAAGAACATGGCGCTGGCACTGAATGGTGCCTCGCTGGTGGCCGATGGTTCGACGGCAGCGCAGGTACTGGCCGAACACGCTCGTGTCTCGGACCTGTTCAAGACCAAGTTTCCCATTGGGGGTGTCGCTGCGGTTACCGCAGAGGAGACCCCGACCCAGACGCAAATCGACCCGCGTCATCGTGCCCGCGTGAACGCGGTTCGTTTTCAAAAGTAAGGAGTAACAAATGGCAAAGTTCAAACTGAAGGAACTGGTCGGTTCGCAGCCGATCACCGTTCGTCTCGGCGCTGGCTCGGTCTATAGCACCCCCGCAAACGCCTACACCGACAAGGAAATTGGCAAGTTCGTCAAGCTCTCCGGCGACAGTGCCTACGTGCTGTGCGCGGTCGGTGACCCGATTCAGGCGGTCATCACGGGTGTCGAGAGCTACAACGCGGACGACTTCAGCATCGGTTCCGTCGATGCGACCGGTCGCAAGCGGGTTCTGCTCGACGGCTCGGAAGCTGCCGGCACGGGTTCCATCGCCATCGGCGACTACGTGGTTACCGGCACCCCGGTCGCCAAGGATACTGCGCTGACGATCTTGACCCCGCCGAAGGTGCGCAAGGCCACCAATCAACCGGGTGCGGTTCCCGCCGACCTGACGGCTGCGGGCAAGCAAGCCCTGAACGGTATTTTCGCGTGGCGTCTCGTGTCATTTGACAGTGCGGGCGCGGTGGGTGACTTTGGCGTCATCGAACGTGTCAACCAAGCATAAGGAGAAATGACATGGCTGCTTTTATCGACGCACAAGGTGCGACTCAGCAATTTGAAATGAGTTTGGACGTGGTCCGGGAAGCGGGCGCTGCCCGTCTTTCCGTCCGGGACTACCTGAACTCGACCCTCTCCACTGACGTGGAAGCTTATGGCGACCCCTTCTCGCAACTCTGCGCGAGTGAAGGCATCGTCCTTCAGCCCAGTCGTCAGCATGGCCTCCGCTCGCCGACGCTGGCCCAAGCACTGGATGGCCGCACCCTTCTTGAAGCCGGGGCCATCGTGCGCCAGCCCACGAACCAAGGTCGCGTCCTGCTCATGCCGGCCATCGGTGCCCTGATCGAAGACAAACTCCTGTCCGATCTGGAGATGAATGCTGCGGCTCTCGACAACATGATTGCCCAGGACGATACCATTGCTGACGAGTGGTTGCTGTGGCCGGAGATCAACTTCTCCCACCCGGAAGCGGCGCGTTCGCAAGTCACCTCGCAACTGGCCAAGCCGGCGTCCATGATGTCCATCACCACGTCCGAGAAGTCGGTTCGGATTCCGACCTTCTCGCTGGGTATCGAGTGGGCCGAACAAGCCACGAAGTACGTCAACCTCGACCTGCTGACCCTGGCCATCACCCGCCAAGTGGCCACTGAGCGCAATGCTCGGGCCAATGAGTACCTGCTGTCCCTGTATGCTGGCGATCCCGACATGAGTCAGCCCTCGCTGACCACCGCAGGGAAAGTCACCACTGCCCTGTCTCTGGACGCGGCGGCGACTGCCGGCATCACCCAACTGGCCTGGATGTCGTGGCTGTTCGCAGACTCGAAGAAGCGGCGAATCACCCACCTGGTCACCGACATTGCCGGTGCCATGGCCATCGAGAACCGCACCGGTCGTCCGACCGTCGTGCAGGACAATCCAGGCAGTAAGCGTATCAACAACAATGTCTACGTCTCGAACCCGACCTGGGCACCGGAACTGCCGATCTTCATCGTCGATTCGACGGTGGGATGGCCAGCCAAGACCATCATGGGCATCGATGCCATGTTCGCAATCCACCGCGTGACCAGCACGAACGCCAGCTACTCGGCTCAGGAAGACTTCGTTCTCCGTCGCGGCAGTGCCATGCGCATGGATTTCGGACAAATCCTCAGACGCCTATTTGTCGATGCATACGCTGTTTTGACCTACGCATAAGGTTTTCCGCTAGAAACAAAAATCCCGGACATGTCCGGGATTTTTGTTTCAGCAAGCAAGAACCCATTTCTTCTTACCGCAGTCAAACAACTGATAAAAACCGTTCTCAAAGCAGTTTTGAACTTCACTTTTATCTGGGTCAAAAGTCTTCAGCTTGGTCTCAAGAAACTTTCGTTGGAACTTTGATTTGTGGATGCGGCCAACGCTCGTGTTGGTTGTAACATAACAGTAGTCTGGTTCCGTTTCGTGCTCCAAAGTGAACCCGAGTGCTTCGTACATCTGGCCAGTAAACAATCTAGTGTCACTATAAGAAATAAGGGTGTGGCATTGACCCAACTGCAAGAAAGCATGGAGCAACCTGCTTGCACCCCCAACCACGGTGAGTTTTGAGGCATATCTCTGTAACTCCCAAAGGCCTTTGTCGGAGTTTCCTCGAATACTTTTGGCCATGCTGAAAGACATACACGCAACCATTTCCTCATCCTTGTACAGGCCAATGGAACAGGCCGCGCTCAACGACCCCTGCAGGTGGTTCTGCTTGTAGAAAGCCGACGCTATCTTTGGGTCAACCAACATTACTTCTGTATTTCTGGCAAACATGCGGGGAAGTTTCCCTATAGCCGACAACAGTGTTCGTTTAACAATATCATTTCTAAACTCCCACTCGTCCTGATAAATGTGCAACACCCTTATTCCGTTAGCCTCAGCTTCTCTGTGCTTTTTGAAGTCCTTTAGTGGGTCACTAGAAAAAGCCGTGCTGTGCCAAATCAGGCCGTGATATTCGACTGCCAAGTGATACTCAGGCAGATACATGTCGAGCCTGCGTCTTGTTGTACCTATCACCACCTCATCTTCCACAGCAGTGTATTGTCGTAAAAACTCAGATACCTCAATCTGACCGGAAGAAGGGCCTGTATTTGCACATCTAGGGCAGCCGTTACCCATATTGACGTGATAGGTGGGACCCTGCATAAATGACCCGTGCTCTGGGCAAACAATCTCAACTTTATCGGTTGCCCCGGTGTAGTTGACCTTTGCATAGCCGTACCGGTCTCCGTGCACTGAACTGGCAGCACGTATGAAACTATCCCTGTCAAAAACAGGTTTGCTACATTTTGTGCAACCGACTCCGTTTAGGTGGTCTCTGGCGAGTTGTTTGAACTCTCCGTGCTCATTACACACTACAGTCATGTATGCTGCATTATTTATGTACTCAACGTCACCATACGAAAATCTACCAGAGTGAACGACTAGGGCCTCTTTCACATAGGAGTCTCTGGACCGTCTGGAAATCAATCCGACTGATGCGTTGCCGCACTTTTTACATCCTGTACCAAGATATGCGAAATTGCCCGCCAACGGGAAGAACGCTCCGTGATCCTTGCATATAACTTTCACTTTTTTGGTTCTACAAGTGTACACGACCTCTGATAGGTCATATCTAGTCCCGTGTGCCTTAACCGCTTCGGCTATAAATTCAGCTTGTGACAGCGCCAATTTCTTCCCTACTTGTTCGTTCCCACACAGCGGGCAACCACTACCTCTTAGATGCACTGTAGCCTTTTGATTGAAATCACCATGAACCTTGCAGGTTATTGTCACATCTTTCTGAGAGCCTGAGTAGTTTGCACGCCCATACTCGTAGGTGTCCCCGTGTACTGCTATTGACTTCTCAATGAAGGTGGCGTGGTCCATTCTACGTTTTGCCGCTCGCTCAATGAGTGCGCATGCTGGGCACCCTATTCTGTTCATCAGTGCGTTAGGGGTGATTTGAAACTCCCCGTGGTCCGGGCAGATCGCTGTGCTTTTTACAGCGCACCCACTGTAGGTGAATCTACTCAAGTCGACCGGTCTTTTAGCCCGTTCGGTTGCCTTGTTGACAAACTCTGTTTGTGTTAGGGGTCTCATTTATGAACCTCTTGTTGTAGTGACACGATGAATGGTACGCCAATCATCGTTGTTGTCAACGCCTTTTGTCAACTTCCCACCACCCTGCACACTCCAATGGTAAAATGCAGGAAAGGAGTCTGAAAATGCTGACTGACTACACCACCTACGCTGACATCCGGGGCGCGCTCGGCGTCAGCGAAGAAGACATCACCGACGCTGTGCTGGCCCTCACCCTGTACGAGGATGGGCTGGTCCAGGACCTGGAGGACGTCGACACGACCATCCCGGATACCTACCAAGCCACGGCTGAACTGGACACCCCCACGGCCCAGGAAATGCGCTTCCTGCGGGCCTGCCGACAGTTCGCCACCCTCAGCGTGGCCCAGAAACTGACAGCGGCCATGCCCCTGTTTGCGGCCAAGCAGATGACCGATGGCAAGGCCCAGGTCAGCCGCTTCGACAGCCCCTATCGGGATGTCGTGGCCGGCATCATGTCCCAGTACGCTGCCGCCCGCACGCGCCTGAAGGAGACCTTCGATGCGCTCGGCACACTCAGCGCCACCCTCACGCCGAAGGTGTACTTCTCGACCTTCTCGCCTTCGGTCGATCCGGTGACCGGGACATGAGCGACCGGTCCTTGAAGTACAACACACAGGTCGTCCCTTACGAGATGATCAACACGCCGCGTCCGCACCAGATCGGCTTCCTCGACAAGCTGCTGCATGTCGAGGACCCGGACGTGAGCACATTCATGGACAGGTTCAGTATCCCGCAGATTCCACATGATTGTGACCTGGTATGAGACTCTACGACGCCGCAAGAATTGCCGATACAGTAACTGCCTCGGATGCCTACACAGGTGGCACTTTCCTGTGCCAGTTTGAACCCATGTCTTTCAGCAAGATTGACGGGGTATCCATCCTCAAGAGGCAAGCCTCTATCGCACCAACGGTCGCCATCCCAACGAGGGGGTGTATAACCATCGAGGGACAAACTTACCTCGTGGGGCATGGTGCACCTGACTACTGGAACGGTTCGGTTATCCGAGTGACCTTGATTCTGCAAGGGGCCACAGGCCTTGCCGAACTGAACTCCATTGCCGCCGAACTGGCCGGCACTGACCCGACCGAGGCCTACGCAGCCCTGGCCTTCTCGAAGTATCAGCCGGACTCGGACGACTCCAGTCGGTATCAACCGCAGTACCAGATATTTCTGGCCGGCTCAGAGTCTGCCCCAGCAGATTCGCTGATCAAGCTGGGTGGCGCGTGGTACTTGGTGAAGGAGTCCTACATCTCTACCTCGGGCCTGCGGGTGTCGCTGGTCAACCTCATCGCTACGCCGGATTTCGAGACCATCACCTTCTCCTCGCAGACGTACAACCCGCTGACCGATGCTTACACCGAGACCACGTCGAGTGTCAAGATTCTGCGCGTGAAGTGGTCGGAGCACTACAAGTACCTGAGCATCGGTTCGACTCAATACGAGCGTGGCGATCAGCAGTTGTTCCTGCTCAAGGCCACGACACCGAAACCGTCCGACACCTTGACGCTTTCGGATGGTGTCTGGAAGGTTCTCTCAGTGCAGGACGAGGGCCTGCTTTGGACCTGCCATGCTCGAAGGGCTTGATCAGTTCGACCGGGTTGTCTCGGGCTGGTTTGATGAGGTGGAGAAGGCCTCTCAGGAAGCAGCCGCAGGTCTAGCTGAAGTGGCGCTGCAGCACATCCTGGATGAGTCCCCGCAATACACTGGAGATTTCGTTTCCGGGTGGGAGGTGGGCTTCACTACGGCCCCAAACATCTGGAGACCAGCAAAACTCCTGTCTCGCCAAATGATTGAGATAGGTGGTCTAGAGCCTTACCAGAAGGGAGACGAACCGGCCATCGACTGGGCGCTGAACAAGGCACAACCAAGATTCTCGGCTGCCGCGAAGCAGCCACTAGGTACTGGCATTTTCCTGTCGAACTCGGCAAAGCACGAAGGCGACCACTATGCGTGGAAGATCGAGCACGGAGAGATTGATTTCCGATCTGTGAACCCGAATGCAGACAGAGTCGTGGAGAGAGGTCTTTTCTTCACGCACAACCGTTTCAAACACATCGGCAGGTCGCAACTAGCCGTATTGAGGAGTTTAGGCGTATGACCACCGAAGTTGAAGCCAGAGACGCCATTGTGGCCTACCTGCACCCTGCATGGGTGACCGCCTACCCGTCCATCAAGGTGTTCTACAACAACACCGTCAAGGTCGATCTTGACACTGTGGGTGCGACCTTTCTGCGGGTGAGCATTGACTTTACCGACAGCGTGGCCCAAGGTATAGACCCAATACCTATCACGGCCAGCTACGGGGAGATCATCCTGCAGGTGTTCGTGAAGGATGGTGGTGGTACGAGGGATGCCGCGCTACGGATGAACTTCCTGCGCGAACTGTTGAAGTATCAGCGACTCAGTGGTGTGACGCTACAGTGCCCGAGGCCGGGAAGAGTTCAATCGAGAACGGGGTGGAGTAGTTCCGATTTGATTGTGCCGTTCTATTACTACCAGTAGTTACCAATCTTCCATCCAGTCATAGTCAAACCCGAGTTCCCTCATTGCGTCCAGCAGTGCAATCTCTACGAGTTCTCGCTGTATGCCTGTCAGAACCTCGCCGGATGTCCCGAGTTTTTCTCTTAAAGGGCATTGATCCCTTGAGATGCTTTTATTGATGTATCGTCGTTTAAGCAAACCCTCAACAGCTAGAGCATCGGACCCGTTTGAAAATACGTAGACATGGCCCGAACTTATGCTCCTCTGTTCATTGATGTTGTACCTCTTTGCCGGACTCCTGTTGGCTATACCGATAAGAACACCATCATTTGAGTCTCTCAGCCGTATGTTTGCAATGTAAAGGTATCCGAGTTTTGAAGAGTTGTAGCCATACTTCCCAGAAGTAAACCCGAGATCATTGATGATACCAAGTCTTAGTGCCGCTTGATAAGCACTAAAGTTGCCAGCACGGAACTCGCTTTTAGTGCCATATTTGACAGCTTCACCCCTTACGGACTCCTCAGTCTTCCACCAACGATACTTGTCATCGTACAGTTCGTTCAGAAATCCCTCGCGTGAGGCATATTCGTAAGCACCTGGACTTCCAGAGTTGAACTCCCGTTTTCCCGAGTACTTCAATGACTCCTCCCTCACTGAACTTTCCGTCCACCAAGTTCTGTCCTTTACCTCATGCAGTTCATCCAACATGCCGTTCAACTTGGCATAGTTGTAAGCACATCTAAACATCTCACTAAACTCAAACCTAGTCTTGCACACAGAGGCTGCTTCAACCACTTTCTGCCTATTCCAGATCGTTAGAGTTAGTGGAAACAGATCATCTATGACTCCCAGCCTCTTTGATGCCTTGAAGCATCCTGGAGCACTTCGAGCGAACTCTGCTCTGGACGAGAACTTTCTAGCGTGCTCCGTAATACTGCCAACACCCCATCTACCTACCCTGTTCAAAACCTTCCCGTCGACTATCACCTCACACTCCAATTGCTGCCGTCTATGACCATCTTTGGAGTACGTTCCAGTTTAAGTAGCAAGCACTCCCAGAGGCCGAGAGGCATTTTGTGATGCCCCGTTCGCCAGTGGTAGATAGACGCTGGAGAGACGTGGAGCAGGTCAGCAGTTTTTTTGGCGTTCAGCCTGTGGACGTACATGAGTTCGCGCAGATTTTCTGGGGTCATTTCCATTGTCATTTTATTATCTCCTTGGTAAATTTTACCATTTTATCAATCTGGTGATAACCGCTGTCCCCAGATTTTTTCTCTCCCAACCGAGAAAATCCCAAATCGGTAAAATTACAGCAGGCCACAGCTTGCGTTGGCCACAAAATCTACTCACTAAAAGAGGAAACAAATGGCCATTACACTCAGTACTGGGGCTACGATTGCGGTAGCCAAGACTTATGTGCCAGCCTATACGGCTGCAGGAACTACCATCACCGGGATTACCGGGGCAAACCCCGCTGTGGCGAGTGCGACCAACACGCTCTCCATTGGTGACTATGTCGTGATCTCATCGGCTTGGGGCCTGCTTGATCAGCGCGTGTGTCGTGTGTCGGCGGCAAGCGGGAGTACCTTCACGCTTGAAGGTATCGACACCAGCGACGGTGTCAAATACCCCAATGCTCCCACTGGAGGCGCTGGTTCGTTCAAGAAGATCACGGCATGGTCGACTCTTTCCCAGGTCAAGGGTATCAATGCGTCTGGCGGTGGTCAGCAGTTTGCGGACATCACTTCCATCACCGACACAGTCAAGCGGCAAATTCCAACGGTCAAAGACGCAGTGACCATGACCGTTGACGTGTACGACGACCCGACGTTGCCGTGGTATGCCGACGTGTTGGCAGCGGATACGGCCCGGTCTCCGTATGCCTTGAAAATGGACTTTCCGAACAGCTCAAAGCTCGTTGCCAACAGCTACTTTTCGCTGATGAAGGTGCCCACCATGGCTCCCAACGAGGCGTTGATGACACAAATCAGTCTGAGCTACGCCGCCGAACCGGTTCGCTACGCGACGTAAAAATCCTGAAGTTTGTCTGCGCACTGTGTAGTGTGCAGATAGCTGGACACTGGCCAACTGGGCAACCAGTGTTCGTTCCGCCTCACGAACAGGCCAGTGCAACAACTCCGAGGCGGACTTTCCACATGAGGCGAAACCATGGCTTTCAAACTGCAACCCAATCCGACGTTCAAAGCGTCAGTCACCATCCCCACACCCGAGGGTGATGGGAAGATCGTTTTTGTTTTCAAGCACAAGGGTCGCAAGGCTCTGAAGGAGTTCTTTGCTTCTCTCGGTGAGGGCGACGCTGCTCGACCGGATAGCGAGGCGCTGCAAGACCTGTTGGCCGGTTGGGAAGACTTTGACGCTCCCTACAACCAAGAGAACCTTGAGGTTTTGCTGGACAACTACCCGTCCGCCGCAACGGCCATCTTCGGTGCCTACCACAAGGCCCTCTTCGAGGGTAAGGAAAAAAACTCGCAACGATAGCCACCCGGCTGTATGACCCTGGACCAACGGAAGCAGAACTGCAAGCCATCGGTCTCAGCAGGGAGGATGTCGAGGACAACAGCGACGTGGAGGTTTGGCCAGAGAACTGGGTTGCGTTCAAGGCTTTCAACAAGGTCTCCACGCAGTGGAGGATGGGTCCGGGAGGGCCAACAGGATTGGATTACAACGCCCTGTTCTCGATGTTGAAGTGCATGAAGGTCAAACCCACTCCCACCCTCATGGATCGAATCCGAGTGCTGGAATCAACGGCCCTCAGCGTAATGTCAAAGTCTTAGGAGCTAGGCCATGAGTGGCACAGACGCAGCAGCAACCCTATCTCTGAAGATCGACACTCATGGTGCGAGAGCAGACCTTGAGGCGCTGAAGAAAGAGTACACCTCACTCCACGCAGCCATGCGGGAGGGGTTGCCGAAGTTGGGAGGCTCCTCTGGGCAGACCTCAACCTTGGCAAGCCAATTCAAGGATGTGCAGGCCAGTCTCAGTGCTGTTAGCGCTGGAGTATACAGTGTAAATAGGGCTTTGGATGACATTGTCGCTGCAGGTGGCAAGTTTTCCAATGTTCTGGTGCGCGGGGCAAAAGAGGCCGTCAGGCAGAACGCACTACTTACAAATTCGTATACAGGCGTTTCTGCAGCTTCAGCAACAGCGGCTAAGTCTGCCGTTGATTACAATGCCCTGATGGGGAGTGCTGGCAAATCCATATCTTCCCTGGTGAAAACCAATGCCCTGCTCACGGACTCACTCACGAGTGTGTCCACGGTAGCTTCTGCTGCCGGCAAGTCCGTTGTCCAGTACAACTCCCTTATGGGGACAGCAGCACCAGCAGTGGCCGCTTTGGTGAAAACCAATGCCCTGCTCACGGATTCATTTAGGAGTGTATCCGCTGCAGCCTCTGTTGCTGGAAAATCGGTTGGTGCCTATGACTCACTGATGAATATTCCAAGCGTTCGTCCAGTAGTGCAAACCAACGCCCTTTTGACTAGCTCTATTGTCTCATCAGCCACAGCATCTGTTAGGGGTCCTTCTGCGACAAGATACGACCCAATGATGAACACTTTGTCCGCATCCTTGCCAGCGGCGATAGCCTCTGTTGAGGGTTCTCATGGAAGTTTGGCCAGTGCCACTGATAGAAGTGCGAAGGCGCAAACCCACTGGAACAAGGTCGCCAACGAAGCCCACGCCGCAGCCCGAGGCCTTGCTGGAAGTCTAGGAACACTGTGGATAACCTACGGCTCATTAGTGCCACTGTTGACTGGTGCCGCGTTGGGTTCTGCATTTGTCAATACCGCCAAAGCGGGTTCTGAGTTTTCCTATCAGTTAACCTTTGTGAAGGCCCTTGGAAACGAATCCGCAGAAGCTGTAGAACGGTTATCAAACGCGGCCACAATGCTTGGGCAGAACAGTCTGCAGGGGCCTGTGGAGTTGGCCAGTGGCTTCAGAATTCTGGCCCAGGCAGGTCTCAGCGGTGCTGACAGCATCTTGGCCATGAACAGTGTTCTGGACTTGGCTGTTGTCGGTGAGATGGACATGGCCCAAGCTGGAACCACTTTGGTTGGTGTGATGAACGCTTTTGGCCTCTCAGTAACAAGTGCCAGCCATGTAGGTGATGTATTTGCCAAGGCTGCGGCTCTGTCACAGACTTCTGTACAGGGCATGACTGAAGCGATGAAAACCGCTTCAGTAGTTGGAGAGCAGTACGGTGCGACACTTGAGGATACCGCAACAGCCATCACTCTCCTAGCAAAAGTCAACATTACTGGCACCGCCGCTGGAACATCTTTCAGGAACATGCTGAAGGAGTTGTACGCACCTACCGCAGGGGCTGCGGGTGTTATTAAGCAGTTGGGCCTTGAGACTAGCGATGCTGAGGGAAAACTGAAGTCGTTCCCTGACATCATCTATAGTCTTAGGTCAATACTGGAGGATTACAACAAACAATCCCAAGTCAACATACTGCAGAAATTGTTTGGTGAGAGAGGGGCAAAAGAAGCAATAGCAATGCTGGCTCTGACTAGAGACGAATGGGACAAACTCAACGGCTCTATATCAAACTCCAGCGGATTCATGCGTCAAGTGGCATCCGAACTTGAGTCCACTACAAAAGGAGTGTTTTCTCAGGCGCTGAACGCCCTCAAAACAGGGTTTGTTGATACGTTCAACAAAACCGAGGGTCCAATGAAGGACATGGCTATAAGACTCAAGACGCTATTCTCGTCGCCCGAGTTTAACGCCGGCCTGGCTGCCACAGTCGGATTTATGGCGCAGCTTGCCTCAACCGCACTTAGCGCAGCCTCGGCTTTGTCAATACTTTTCAATGCAGTACCTAACGGTACTGGTACGTTGGCGCTCATGGCTGCTTCTGTGGGCGCTGTGACCCTGTCATTGTCTTACCTCACCGCAAAAGTTGGTGTTGTAGCTGCCGGCTTGTCGTCGCTGAGTGCGGCGTCTCTTATTGCAAAGACATCATTTTCATCGCTGAGTGTAGCCACTTTGGCTGCACTGTCGCCAATGGCCCCTCTTTACGTTGCTGTCGGAGTGCTCACCGCAGCCTACGTACTCTTCAACTCCAAGACCCCGGAGAGCATCAACAGCATCAACGCCCTGAACTCCGCTTTAGACACCCAGATAACCCGTTTGCAGGTTGTTAATTCCGAGTTGACAAAGAAGATAGGCCTGGAAGCTGGTAGTGCTGCAAATGATACCGCTGCAGTTCGCAAAGAACTCGTCACCGGAAAGGCGCAGTTAGCTGAGTATGACAGACTGTTGGCAGCCGACCTTGAGAGTAAGAGAACCGGCAAGACAACTGTTCTAGGTGACATGGCTAGAAACCTTTTCACCACCGACGAGAAGGAGCGGGAAGAATTTGCAAAAATTAGAGAGGCTCGGGTTCGCAGATCAGAACTGGCCACAAGGCTTGCGGAAGCAGAGCAGAAACTTCGTATAGCCGAGGGTTATGAGGATCAGATCAGAATCAATTCTGCCAAGTCTCAGGTTCAAGAGTTGTTGAAGCAACAAGAGTCTGAGTCAAAGATGGCCACAGGGTCAAAAACTTTCGTTGGAGAGAACTCTACCGCAGCAGCCAAGGAAGCCAGCGCCCTGTTCAAAGCTCAAACCGATGAGATCGTTAAGGGCTACAAAGCCCGTGTAGATGCTGAGAACACCGAGTTCAACAACTACAAGCAAATACTCGATCAGCGAGTAAAGTACGGCGCGATATCTCAAGGCGCGGAAAACGTGCTACTTGAGCAGGCCCAGAGCAAGGTTGATGCACGGACCAGTTCGCTTCGTGAGGCTGAGAAGCAAGAGTTGCAGACACTGCTGGCGTCCAAGGACGCTACTGATGCCGAAAAAATCTCCATGCAAACTCGCATAGATGAGATTGATGCCATACAGAAAAGCAGTGAGGCTAAACGCGCCCACATCTTGGTGCTGAATCAAGAGAAGGACGCGCTCAAGCAACTCTCACACGTGAGGAAACTAGAGAACGATATTGCTGAGTTTGCCGGAAAAGAGAAGCTGTCGAGAGATAAGGCAGTGTCCATGGACACTCTTCGCAAGACCAGCAATGGGGAGACCATAGCGGCGGTTGAAGCCTACTATGCCACCCTTGAACGCGGCCAGACGAAACTCAAGGAATATGAAGCAGCCATCAGGGACGCTGAAAGCATGATGCAAAGCCTTGTGGTGTCTAAGACCGATGACATCAAGGTGACAAAGAAACAACGCGATGAACTTCAGTGGAGTATAAATACACAGGAGGCTGTGACCAAGGCCATCGGTGACGGTGTCGTCGTTACCAGGAAGCAGTACGATGAACTACAGAAAAGCATAAATATCCAAGAGGCCTTTAGTGCCGCAACAAGGGACACAGCCGATAGTTCCTTGGCCCAGTCGGATGCCATGCTGAAAGCCTCTGAGTCTGTAGAAGTGGCCACTGAGTCCTACAACAAGTACAAAGCGGCACTGGAGGAGCAGGCGCAAGCTAATGCCACCCTTACGGAAAGTTTGAAAGGACCAGAAGAATCGCTGAAGAGGATGCAGGCAGCCCTGAGCGCCTCATTTGCAACGATGGACGCGACGTTGAACGCTAGGTCTTTCTCAGGCTTTTATACAACGCTTGAAGGCTTGCGTGCTGAGGGGAACATAAACAAGGAGAAGATATCCCAACTTGCTGAGATGAAGGCGGCCTACGAGGCTATGGGGGCGGCTGGTGCCGCCGCTGCCCAACAGATCGAAGCACAGATGATTGAACTCTCTGCGCACCTGGACCCTGTTGCTGACAAAATCAGAGGTATATTTGAGAATGCTTTCACTACGTTCTTTGAGGATGTGCTAAACGGCACCAAGTCCATCAAGGAAGCCTTCAAGGACCTTGGCAAGAGTATTCTGAAAGAGTTCGTGTCCATAGTGGCCAAGGAAGCATCTCAGCAATTGATGAAGGTGCTTGGTGGAGGCCTCAAACCGGGAGAGAGTCAAGGGCTGTTCTCGTTCCTTGGCAACCTGCTGGTGGGAAACGGTGCCGATAGTGTGGGCACTGATATTGCTGCCACAGGTCGATCAGTATTTGATCGTTTGAAGAATGTAGGTGGTGGAGGCAGTCTCGGTACGACCTTGCAGAGCATCCCCATGATTGACGGTGGCCTGACTCCCAAGTCAATGGGAGGGCTGCAGAAGTCTCTTGATTCGTTGAGTAGTGCGGCCAACGACAGCGTAATGAATCTCTCCAGTTTGAGTGGAGCAGCAAATTTGTCTGTCGGATCATTCTCCACGCTTGAGGCGGGAATGCAGACCTTCGGGGCATCTTCCACCCTTGCGAATACGGGCCTGACTTCTTTTGCGGCGACAACCGGGGTGGCCGAAACGAGCATGGCTGCAACCAGCTTGAGCACGGGTCTCGTTGACGTTTCCATGGGGGCCACGGCAGCGTCTGCTGAGGCCGCTGCATTGGGTCTGACATCGGTGGCCACGGCTTCGACAACTGAATCCACAACCGGCTTCCTGTCATCCCTGGCCGGGTTGTTTGCGGCCAATGGATACGCCTTTGAAGCTGGGGGCACCAAGGCATTTGCCGCAGGAGGGACCTTCACCAACTCAATTGTGAACTCGCCGACCGCTTTCAGATTTTCTTCTGGTGGTTCGTTCAAACCCGGCGTGATGGGAGAGGACGGGCCGGAGGCCATCATTCCGCTGGCTCGCGGAAAAGATGGGAAACTCGGGATTGCCTCGCAGGGGTCTGGGCAGCCAATCAACATCACGGTCCACGTGAACGGCAACTCAACGGCCCCGGACGTTCGCCGGTCTGCGGCGCAGGGTGCGAGAGAAGGTCTCTCGGTTTTGAATGGAGCGCGCAGGTATGGCTGATTTTCTCGAAGAGGTTTTGCCGGTCAATGTCAGGATGGGCGCGGCCTACGCTGATAAATATGATGTTCAGATTACAGTGACAGCGGGTGGAGGAGAGTACCGGAAGTTGACACATCGCTTCCCTGTGCGTAATTTCCACATCAACTACACGATGCTCAGGGACGACCTGCAAAACAAAGTTCTCAGCCTTTACCATCGGGCCTACGGCATGCTGGCCGGGTTTCGGGTAAAATGTCTGGACGACTTCAGCACCAACGCGTTTACTGGAGTCCCGACACCGTTGGACTGGACCTTGCCGAAAATATCCAGCGGAGTTTATCAGTTGGTGAAGGGGTACGGCTACGGGGGTACTCCTCTGGGGATCGGGCTTCCTTATCGCAACATCTACAAACCAGTGAGTGGAAGCGTGGTGGTGTCCAAAAACGCAGTGACGTTGAGTTCTGGCGTGACCGTGGATTACACCACGGGGAGGGTGACCATCTCTCCCGCTCCAACAACCGAGGTGATTCGAGGGGGATGCTATTTTGACATCCCTTGTCGGTTCAACTCACAGATCGAAGTGTCGGCCATAAGTGCCGACCTCAGAGACTGTGGTGGTATTGATTTGATTGAACTGCTTAACCCATGAAAAGTGTTGTTGCTGATTATCGTTACCGCGTGATGTGCATGAAGATCGTCCCTGTTACCGGGAGCACGATCTATTTGACAGACCACATCAAAGACCTGGTTATGAGTAGCCACACGTACCTATCAACTGCCGGTTACGAGTTTACCGGGTACGAGGGGACTGACGGATTTTCACCCTCCAGCATTGACATTGAGGGGATTGCCGGAGCATCTGGTATAACCCGTGCTGCAGTGGGCAGTGGGTTGTTTGACGGTGCCCGTTGTTATGTTTTTGCCACAAGCTGGGTCACACCGGTAGAAGACCAGGAGCCTGTCACTGCTGGGGTATTTGGTAAAGCAACATTACTTGATGATCGTTTTCAGATCGGCGGGGTGTCACTGGTCGACGCACTTGGGCAGACCGTTGGCCAGACCTACGGGGCTGCATGCCCGAAAGTGTTCGGTGGTACAGAGTACGCCGGCTGCGGGGTATCCCTGGCGGCAAACACAGTCACCGGAACCCTGACCAGTGTGAGCAGTGCGTCAGTGTTCACGGATTCTGTACGCGCTGAAGCAGCAGATACCTTTGGCGCCGGCACGATCCAGTTCACTTCCGGGTTGAACTCGGGCTTGAAGCCACTGGAAATCAAGAGTTTTGCATCGGGAGTTATCACTACCTTTGAGCCATTCTACTATCTTCCGGTCATTGGGGATTCCTACACTATGGTGCGAGGATGCCGCAAGCGGTTGAGTGATTGTCAGTCTCGATGGAACGGTTCTGGCACCTACAGCAATGTAATAAACTTCGGCGGCTTTCCTTGGATACCTGCCGGCAGTACTTACGCTCAAGTGGGGCAAGGTGCATGATTGCAGATGACGTTATTCTGGCCGCTAGGCAGTGCGTTGGCACACCGTTTCGGCATCAGGGTAGGCTGATTGGTGTGGGCCTTGACTGTGCTGGAGTGGCTGTGCACGTGGCTGAACAACTCGGTTGCGGGGTTATTGACGTTAGCGGGTACGGAAGGACACCGATAAACGGGCAGCTTGAGGCCACTCTCGGATCACAACCGTTCCTGCGTCAAGTTGCCGTGCAGGACGCGCAGCCTGGGGATATCCTGTTGATGCGTTTTGCCGGAGAACCTCAGCATCTTGCCATCATGGCAGAAGGCATGATAATCCACGCTTACGAATCCGTGGGCATGTGTTGTGAGCACTCGCTTTCCAGCAAGTGGGCGGCGCGGATTGTCTCCTGTTATCGTTTCTCAGGATTGTCATGAGTACAGGTCAGATTATAGGTGGAGTTGTTGGGGCTGTTGCCAGCTTCTTTGTCCCTGGCGCTTCGATGCTGGTGTATGCCTCTATCGGATCGGCTATTGGTGGCGCGCTCGTACCTCCAAAAGGACCTACACTCAAAGGACCCAGACTTGAAGACCTGACGGTACAAACAAGTACTTACGGTGCGGTGATCCCAAGAGCTTACGGGAACGTGAGAATAAATGGCAACATATTGTGGCTAGAGAATAATGCTCTGAAAGAAACTGTAACCAAGAAAAAATCTGGAGGAAAAGGTGGTGGTGGTTCAAGCACAACCAAGAACTACACTTACTCTGCCACCTTTGCTGTGGGGTTGTGTCGAGGCCCCATTGCTGGTGTTAAACGGATATGGGTTGGTCCCGATCTAGTTTATGACGCCGGTTCAACTGACCCTGCAACTATTGAAGCCAGTAACGCGGCTGCTGAAGGGTTTTCTGTTTATACAGGTACAGATACCCAGACTCCAGATGCACGAATGCAGGCCACCCTTGGAGCAGCCAACACGCCGGCTTGGAGAGGTTTGGCCTACATTGTCTTCTACGATTTCCAACTAGAGAAGTATGGCAACAGCTTGGTGGGTGCGCAGGTTAAAGTAGAGGTTATGCAGCTTGGCGCGACGTATGATTACCCGGTCACCAGTCGCACCATGAGCAATAACCGGAGCTGGATTGCCACAGCCTGGAATGGCTCTTTTTTCTGTTCCGTCGCCACCGGCTCCAACAAGTGCGCC